GGTCCCGACTTCATATGGATAACCGAATCCCAGGATATCAAGGAAGCGGCGTGGAACAAACTACGGCCAATGTTGAACTCAGCAGGAAGGCTCGGAAGGGCGTGCATCGAGGGAATCCCCCCTTACGCAAGGTCCCACTGGTTTGCAAGGCTGTATAACTATGCTTCCCAGAAACCCAGCAAGGTTTATGAAGGATTTCACGCTACGAGCTTTGAAAACGTATTCCTGACGAATGAACAGAAAGAGTCCATAAAAGAAGAACGGGAAACGATGCCGGAATCCATATGGGAAAGAATGTACCTCGCCAAGCAGCCCGATGGCGGAGGGACTTTCTTCAGGCACTCAAAGATAGAAGATGCCTCAATATCACTGCCCCTTTCAGCCCCCAAAGAGGGAAGAAGGTACGTTGCAGGACTTGACCTCGGGAAGAAACAGGACTACACCGTTTTCATTGTGAAAGACTCCCGTTCAAGGGCGAGCGTGTACTCGGTTGAAATGTCGGGTACTGACTGGATGAGCCAGATAGAAAGCATATTTTACGAAGTGAAAAAATGGGGAGTGGACGATGTCCGTGTTGACTCGACCGGACTCGGTGATGTAGTCTTTGACCACTTACTTGCAAGTGGACTGCCCGTTACCCCGTTTAAGTTCACTAGCCAGTCGAAGTACCAATTGTTCAACAACTATTACATAGCCCTGGAGAACGAAACGGTCACTTTTCCGATTGGCTGGACAACACTTGTCAAGCAGTTGGAAGACATAGCGGTCAAACAGTCTATGAATGGCGGCTATACCTTTTTTACAGAAGCACAGGAACACGATGACTGGGTTGATGCAGAACTGCTTGCACTTATGGCGTGCGACCCTCCCGGCATTGAAGGAGAGGATTATAAAATTCCCCGCCCTATCAGGCGGATGCAACCCCTTCGCCCCAAAAATACCCTGCCTTCTTCCGGTTTCCTACGACAGATTAAATCAGAACGAAGCAAGCAGAGGAAGAAAATGCTAGAAAAACATGAGGTAAGTGTCTAATGGTAATGTCAGCTCAAGAACGCCAACGGGTAGCGGACGAAGAAATCAAGAGGGAAAGGGCTAACCCTGTAGATGAACCAACCATTACGAAAACGTGGCTCGATACGAAATCCGAAACGGGGCAGCATGTTTTCCGTGAATTCCGTAATAGTTGTGGAATGGCGGATAGGTTTTATTTAAATGACTACGACGTTCCAGCTCCCGATGGAGGCACGATTATACGCCTCGGGACTGCAAGGAGCGTCATTAATACCCTCGTTTCCCATATCACCCCACAGTTTCTCGACATTTCAGTTCCTCCTCCCGGACCAAGAGGGCAGGCAAGGGCAGAACTAATGGAGAAATTCCTTACGGGGGCGCACCACATGCTGGAGCAGAGAACCCCGACCCACAGGGAACTCGTAAAACATTCAGGGCTTTACGGCGTTGCGTGGGAAAAAGTGGAATTTGCCGCAAACGAATGGCAGGACTTCCCCGAAATACCCGAAGGCGACCCGGACGAAGCGTACAGGGAGAGCATAAGGGACGTTCTTGAGAAAAGAAGCATACTATGGCCGATAAAGACGACTGCGGTTAATCCGCAAAACCTCGTTTGGGACATGAACAACGGCACCAATCCAAGATGGGTATTATATGAATACGAAGTGGACGCACAGTGGGTACAGGCACATTTCCCAGCGTGGAACCATTTCACCGAAGGGTACGTGAATTTTCAGGAAATCTGGACTCATTCCCAAGTAGGATACGTCGCTGACGGGCATTGGGCGATGGAACCGAGAAAACACGGGTACCGGAAACTTCCGTGGGTAATGTACTGGCCCATGACGGGATTACAGACCGTTGAAGACGCTCCTGAAAACCTTTACCAGGGACTTTTGCACCCGTGTTTCGACATGTTAAGGGCGCAAAGCCAGTTAGCGTCACATTATATAGATATAGTAGCGAAATCCGCATGGCCGACACTGCAATTCGCAGGTCCGATGGGGATTACCGAGGAAGTTCAGGCACAGTGGGACGACACTCCCGGTGCTAAGAACGTAAGACCGCCAAACGTGGAGGTTGAAGTAACTCCTACCCCGAACCCCCCATCTGAAATAGGAGTCGCAAAAGAATTCCTTGACGAGGCAATCGAAAGCGCAACGGTTCCAAGCGTGGCGAGGGGGCAAAGACCGTCAGGGGCAGCGTCGGGATACCATACCGCCGTACTCGCCGGAATTGCGTCTTTAAATTTTGGAGCGGTGAAGGAATCAATGGAGAGGGGACTTCAGGACAAGGGTGAAATCGTACTTTCTATAGTTGAAAACGTAATAAATGACAGGGTAACAGTATTTGGAAAAACTGAAGCCGGAACTCTCGACGCAACGATAAAACCAAAGGATATCAACGGGCATTACGTGAACATCGTAAGGATTAACTCGGTATCGCCTGAAGAACAGGAACGAAGATTAAACCTCTGGTCCAACCTCTGGCGTGCAGGATATGTCGATTTGGATACGGCACTCCGAAAAGGAGGGGTAGCGAACCCGCTCGAAGTAAGGGCGAAGCTACTTGAAGAAGGATTTATGAATTCAGAATCCGTCCAGATGCAGTTACAGACGCTTGCGGCAGCACGGGTACCTACGATTTCCCAGATACTTCAGGCGGCAGAAATTTCAGGGGGAGGAAGAATGGGCGACGTTCAGGCACAGCAAATCGCACAGAATATTTTAAATACCCAAGGGGCGCAGCAGTTGCCCAATCCAGGTAACTTTACGGGGGTAAACCAACCTCCTAGAACCAATGAGGCGGCGAGGGTCATGCCTTCGACCAGACCCGTAATGCCGGGTTCGATACAGGAAATGAACCAGACGGGAGCGGCGATTGCCGGACCGAGAAGTGGAAACGTAAGGGTTCCTGCGGCTGACATTTCACCGGGAGCGAGGGGATAATGGCAAAGGTACAACACCCGTTGGAAATGGCAATGCAAAGGTTTGACGAAACCGTTAAGATGTATTTCGGACAGATAGACAAGTCGTTTAAGGGCGTTGAGCCTATTCCTCCCCCCAAGCAGAAGAAAAGCCGTGGAACGGGAATATTTGAATCGCCTTTCAATCAAAATAAAAATAGAGGTTAGATATGGCAAAACCAAGATATAAAGGAAGTTTTATTGGGGACAAAGAATTTGGCACGGGTAACGATAGCGGGATTACGTATGAATGGCATGGGGATGATTGGTACCCTGCAGACGAGGGAAAAACCGTTCCTAAACAAATATCCACGTTCCGTGGAAAGGGCAAAATTATCATTCGAGATGGTGCGACCCTTAAGGAAATTGTAGTTCCCGACGTTGATTACGGAAGGATGAGTGGAGCGTCTAATATATTTATGGCGCAATACGGCGATTCCATGATACACGTAGACGGGAGATGGGAATACAACCCCGATACCCTTACGCCGGAAGATGACGCTTTCTTTCAACAGGAATATGAAAAAGAATTAGCATCTTGGGCGGAAGGAATCTTTGGCAGGTCCGAGTTAGGATTTGGAAAGCCGTGGACAGCCCCCGAAAACTATGGAGCAACCATTAGCGCTCAACGCGGAGACTGGAAATCAGAGAGTGACCAAGCCGTGGCTTTCAGGGGCAAAATAGCTAAAAAGTTCATAGAAAACAGGGACAGGGTCTTTAACATGTCCATAGACGAGGTCAGAAATGCCATCACAGGATGGGGAGCGGGAACAGGCCCGGAAACCGCTGCCCTTGCCAACTCCTTTGGGAATATGTCACAGAAAGACCCCGGAGAAAAAGTATCAGACGCTGACGCTAAACTAATGGCAGAATCTGTTGTTATGAAATATACCAACCAGCCCCTTGCCGACGTGAGGGAAATGATTAGGACAGGAAAAATACCCGCACTCCCGCCCGCTTTGCTCGAGGCAATGAAAAACCCGTATGTTATGACCACTGCAACCACAAAGGGACCTGGGGGGGACATATTCCAGACAGAAGAGATAATGCAGCCAAACCCGCTGATAGGGCAACTTTTTGACCTATATACCCAAGATGTAGACAGGCAATTCACGGCGATGAGGGACTTAAGGGAGAGGCAGCAACGTGAAGGAACCGCTGAAAGTGACAGAAATGCGGATATTAACCGCGCTCTCATCGCATCTACAGGAGGCATGTCAGGCTGGGAATGGAAAGCGGTACGGGACCCCTTTTCGGATACTTACGTAACAAACTGGGTAAGGACAGGATTAAGCGCCCTAGAACTTCAACAACATGAAATATACCTTGCAAAGACAAGCGCTACCGGAGGGTTTGGAAACCTTTCGGAAGAAGAACTTATGGACTTTCAGC